GATAGAGTAGACCAATTAGAAGAGCAAAAAGTAATTGATGAGGAGGCGTTTGCTGAAAGAAGAGCAGAAATAGATAGAAGAGAAAAACTTATTTTAGATGACAAAATAATTACTGAGGAGCAAAGAACTGCATTACTACAAGCCCTTGCATCAGAAAGAAAACAACTAAAACTGGATGAGTTAGCGGTTGAAAAAGAAGTAGAAGCAGCTAAATTCCAATTAGCTAAAGATGTATTAACTGGAATAAGTAACCTTGCTTCTCTATTTGCGTCTGAAAACGAAGCGAGTGCAAGAAAGCAATTTGAATTAAATAAAGCGTTAAGTATAGGTCAAACAATAATCGCTACTTATGAAGGTGCTCAAAACGCTTATAGAACTGCACAGAAATCTCCATACCAAGCAATAAACCCAGCTTATGCTCCAATACAAGCTGGTTTAGCAATCGCTGCTGGTCTTGGACAAGTGAAGAAAATTGCCAGCACACAATTTAAGTCTAAGAGCGTAGATACTACTACTGGTGGTGGAGGCGGTGGTGGTGTAGGTGGTCTGCTTGGAGGTGGAGATGTTGGAACTCAGCCAAGAGGATTCTTAACGCCCAGTATTGATACTGGAGCTGAAACAACTAAGGTGATAGTAACTGAAACAGATATTAGAAATGTGTCTAGAAACGTAGATGGGGTTTATAGTAGAGCAACCGTAGTACAATAGCTTGGACAAATAGTGGACTATTATATAAAGGACTAATTACCCTTTTTTAGCAGTATAGGTATATATAAGTAGATGGACTTACCTTTTATAGAATTTAAGTTAACTGACGAGGTCGAAGGGCTTCAAGCGATAGCTTTAGTAGATAAACCAGCAATAGGGTTAAACTACCAGGCTTTTGCTCCTCACAAATTTGAGGTAATAAACGAAGATAAGCGAATTGTAATGGGTGCTGCAATGGTGCCAGATTTACCTATTTACAGGAGAGACGAGAGGGGTGAATATTACGCTATCTTTAAAAAAGAGACGATCAAAGCACTTGTACAAAAGCTATTCAAAGAGAATAAGCATAACGTATTTAATGAAGAGCATAACGCTTTTAAAATACTTGACGGAGTTTATATATATCAGAGCTTTATAACTGATGCAGAGTTAGGCATTTCAGCCCCCTCAGGTTTTGAGAATGTAGCTGACGGTACTTGGTTTATCGCAGCTAAAGTAGAGAATGACGAAGCTTGGGCAAAGGTTAAAGAGGATGGTATATTAAAAGGATTTAGCGTTGAGGGTGTATTTGATTTAGAGCCGTATAAATTTAAAAAGATGAATAAATTAAACTTAGAGAGTGTTATAAGCACTTTAAAATCTGTGTTCGCAGATGCTGAGGTAGAAGAAACAGTAGAGGAAAACTTTGCAGAAGCTACTTTAGTTGATGGAACTATCGTAAAATGGGAAGGCGAGTTAGCCGATGGTACTGCTTTAGTAGTGGTTATGCCAGAGGGTGAGGTTGCTGCTCCAGATGGAATTCACGAATTATCAGACGGAACTTTAATCGAGACTGCTGGTGGACTTGTTGTAAATATCGAGGCTGCTGCTGACCAAGAAAAGAAAGAAGAGGAAGAGGAAATGTATGACAATGAGTTTACTACTGAAATGGTGAATGAGTTAATCGAGAAAGCTGTAGCTAAATATGCTGAGGCTTTTACTGCATCTCTTGACCTTGTTAAGTCTGAGAACGAAAGCCTTAAAGCTGAATTAGCTGAGGTTAAGAATTCTAAAGAAGAGCTAAAAAATGAGTTTTCTGCTACACTTAACAAAGTAGGAGAGGAATTAGAAGAGATTGCCAAGTCTGAGCCGTCTACTGCTTCTAAGCCACAAGAATTTAAGGCACTAACTAGAGCTGAGAGAGCTGCTCAAATGGGTGCTATTTTAAGAGCAAACAAATAAAATAAAAATAGAAAAATGAGTTTTGATGTATCAAGTTTAACGAATTACGTTAACGAACAATCGACAGACTTAATCTCAAGATTATATTTTGAGAAGACGTCAAGTGACTACTTCACACTTCAATCTGGAGTAAAAAAGACTGATGCTTTGCATCTATTGGCAGTTAGTGCATTCCCACAAGATGGGTCTAGTTGTGCTGTTTCTGCTTCTGGTGATGTAACTTTCTCTGACAGAAACCTTACAGTAGGTCAAATTACTTACTTCTCTGGTTTTTGTATGAAAGACCTTATCCCTAAGTACACTCAAATCTTGCTAAGAGCTGGAAACGGAGAGACTGAAGATATGGCTTTCGAGGCAGAGGTTGCTGAGTCTGTAATTAAAACAATTATGGAGCATAACGAGAACGCTGACTGGCAAGGAGATACTACTTCTGCAAATGTTTACCTTAATAGATACGATGGTCTTATTAAGATTATTGATGCTGCTACTACTGCTGTAGATGGTAACACTACTTCCGCTACTTCAATCACTTCTGGTGCTTCTGGTAATGTAGATGGATTGGTTACTGATATCTGTAATGCAAGACCAGCAAAAGTTAAGTCTGCTGCTAACCAAGTGTTATTCGTAGGTCAAGATACTTTTGACAAATACGTAGATACTTTGAACGCTAAAAACCTATACCACGTTAACGCTACTGATTGGGCAAACTATTCAGTTTCTATTCCAGGCAAAAACGTTACTTTAGTAGGTGTAGCTGGATTGGACGGAACTAACAGAATGTTCTTAGGAACGCAAGAAAACTTCTTCTTAGGTTTTGACTTACAAAACGATGAAGAGGAATTCGATATGTGGTACGACAAGAAAGACGATAAGGTATATTACCGAGTTAAATTTAAAAGAGGATTACAAGTAGCATACCCAGACGAGATAGTTGAATTTACATTAGCATAACCCTTTAAAATAGAATAAAGATTATGGCGTGTAATTTAACAACTGGTTTTTCGGTAGGATGTAATGATTCAATCGGTGGTGTAGCTGAATTTTGGATAGCAAATATGCCGTCTGACTTTGCTGCTGCAGCTGATGGAAGTGGAGAGGTAACTGGTCTTAGTGGAACTGGACTAGATTATCATAAATTTGAGTGTACTAACGCTCAAGGTGCTTCTTCTGTAATGAATGACAATCCTACTGTAAACGATGCAAACGGAACAAGCTTTTTTGACCAAACAGCGACTTACGTTCTCAACAAAATGGAGAAAGCTAAGCGTAATGAGGTTAAAATGATAGCAAGAGCCAAGATGAGTATTATTATCAAGGATAATAACGGTACTTACTGGCTAATGGGTGAAACTAACGGAGTAAGATTAGTTAGTGGCGATAATGGAACTGGAACAGCTTTAGGAGATAGAAATGGTTACAGCCTTTCTTTCCAAGCTCAAGAGCCAGAGCCAATGCCGATAGTAACTGCTACTATCCCAGAATTATAAGAGAATCTAACTCTAAATAGAATACAAGCCCACTTCTTAACTGGGGTGGGCTTTTTTAAAATATTAAAATGGACATAATAGATAAAGACGCTACCAATTACATTTATTGCAATATCTCTAACGAGGTAGAGAATACTTACTACACTATGTCTATTCAAAGTGCTGAGTACGAAGTAAACGCTACTCTAGCAGCTCCATCTGGAGTAAATAATAGGTACGTTAAATTTACGTTAGTTGAAGGGACTCAAGACCTCCCTAATGCTACAATAGAACTACCTAACAACGGAGATTATCCGTATAAGATAATAAATGCCACTACATTAGGTGGAACAGAGGGGATTGAGATACATAGAGGAATATTAAGGTTAAAACAACCAAAACAAACAGTATATTCGTACACAGACGAACAGAATACATACATTTATGAATAAGTTTCCAATTATAACGGAATTTGCTTCGCAAGAGGTGCCTAAATTCTTAGAGAAAAAGAATAAAAATATAGTATGGTTTGGGGTAGATAATATGTACCCTTATGAGCTTATAGACTTGTACAACGATAGTAGCACTCATAACGCTATTATTAATGGTAAAGTAGGCTATACTGTTGGGAATGGATTAGAGGGAGAGGATTTAGAAACTAAAAAATGGTTAAGCCAAGCTAATATAGACCAAGACTGGACTTCTTTAATGAAGAGCTTATCGCTTGATTACGAGATATTTAACGGCTACGCTATTGAGGTAATTAGAACTAAGGTAGGTAATCAGTACCACCATATAGATTTTGCCAATATAAGGGTAGGGTTAGACGGA